CTGCGGTTGTTGCTTGTGCTTTTAATATCTCACTCTCTTGTAATATAATTGGCTGTGTTATCAACTCTGTAGTTGCATTTGAACCAATTGTTTTTGTTTTAAAAAGAGAAAATACTGCTGCACTTGCATCTGTTAAAGTTACAGTAATACTATCTCCACTACCTGAATCATCAGATACTAAAATATTTTTTATAATCGCTCTAGAATTACTAGGAGATGTATATACAGTTGTGTTATCTGTATTTGTAAAATCTACTTTTGCGTTTTTATATACGTTAGCCACCTATAAACCAAGAAAATCTTTCTTGCTCCTGTTTTTGTTCGTCTAAAAATGTTGAGTTTAACTGTTCTACAATCAAAGTAACAGCTCTGTTAATTTGTTTTTGGTTAGATATATCGTACTCTTCTTTTGGTTCTGGTAATCTTATTGCTATTTTAGCCATTATCTTCTCCCATCAGGTTGTACATCTAATCTAAATGTGCCAAATCGCCACGATTCAGATACAGCATCATTTTCTATTTTTATATTTACAAATCTTCCACGTGCTCGTGTATCTTTTTTATCAGTACTTGCAGTAATTGTAAATGGACTTAAAGACGTTGCAGTCTGTGAATCTGAAGGGTATCTTTTGACAGCTAGTGTTACTTTTGCATTACCTGCTAACGTTTTAAAATCTGGTAAAAATCTTCTTACCGCTAAGAATACATCACCGGCTATAGCATATGATTGACCTCTTTGCATCTGCTGTAAATCGTAGTCGTAAGATTGTATAAAAGATGTGACTGTTGTTGTAGTTCCATCAGGATTAACCTGATCTGTACCTACCTCATGTTCAAATAATGTAGTTTGCCCGAGCCCTGATTCTCCAACAATTACTGGAAATGTACCTGATGCGCTGTCATCAAACTTAGTTGCAAAGGGTGTAGGATATACTGTTGCATCAATCCATGTAGTTCTAGCTTCTGTTCCTACATACCAAACAGTTCCTGTTCTAGTATTACTTTCACCATAGTTATATACAACATATTGATCGTTATATTCTGAATTAGATGTTGGATAGTACCACACCACTTCTGTAAACTGATTGTTTAATCCTGCATATACTTGTTGTCCTTTTGTAGTATCAGCTTGATCATAAACATAATCTTGTACGGAACATGGTAGTGATTTAACTGTACCGTCAAACATAAAGAAACCATTTGGTGACATCCAATATGCAACACCATCTATCTCAACAGCTGCATTTTTACCTATCAATCCACAGTTAGTACCCACTTGTTCAAAACCAAATGTAAATGGAGCACCGATAAACTTCATTGTGTATAATGCATTATCTGTCCAAACTAGAATAGATTCTTTTGCTTTTAATGCACCCATAATTCTTGTGCCATCTTGAAGTCTTTGTGAACCGGCTGTGTTAATCGCTGTTACTGTATAATCATTTATATCTTCTTGTTCAGAAAATCTTATAAACATATCGTCTTGTGTTGCTGGTGTACCGATTGTTGTCTCTGTACCTAGATGAATTAAGTGACGTGTTGTAGGTGATACTAGTGTTACCCTAGTTGCAGTAGGATTATTTGTAGTTGCAAATCCAGATGTAGCTGTTGACGCTCTTACTTCTAATGGCGTTGAAGCTCCTGCATTCCATGTAAATGTTTTACCATTTGCAATAGTTGCAACCAATACTTCTCCAAAATTACTTAA